CCATTACTATCCAGACTCCACACAATCATGGAATCTTTACACATGACGCCAAAATCCCGATCCGATCAACCTACGACAGCCGTTAAGGATACCGATGTCAACTCACTCTCCGAAGCCTACCTACGGATTGTCAAAGCCCCGGGTGGAGACGATGCCCCTAAGCGGGCCAAGCCTCGGACCCCTAGCAAGTCAGATGATGGAGATGGCAAACGAGCCACTACTTGATTGGCAAAAGTACGTCCTCGATCAAGGGTTGATGGTAAACGACAAAGGGCAATTTAGACGAAAGACTTGCAACCTAATTATCGCCAGACAAAACGGCAAAACGTTTACGGTTCGGGCCTTGTTACTTTCGAGCTTGTATGTCTTTAACACTAAACGCACTGGCATTATGGCTCAAGACCGTAAACAGAGCTTAGAGACAATGGGCAACATGGTTGACGTCATTAACTCAAACTCATTCCTCAGAGACAGATTGAAAAAGGAAAATCGATCACATGGCGAGGAGCGTTTGGAAATCTGGTGCGAGCATTACCCAAATCCTTGCCCGCCGGGTTGCAACACCGTACGCCGGATGGACATTATTTCGGCAACCCCAAGAGCAGCCCGAGGCAAGACTCTGGATTTGCTTTACATCGATGAGCTTCGAGAGATCAGCCCGGCAACTTGGGCGGCAGCCGAGCCAACACTAAGAGCTCGCAAAAACTCCCAGCTCTGGACTAGCTCAAATGCTGGTGATGATACTTCGGTGGTACTTAACACGCTTCGGGATAGTGCCATGTCTGCTAATTCCGAAAGATTTGGTTATTGGGAATGGTCGGCGCATCCTGATCTAAAAATTTCGGATCGAAAGGGTTGGCGTCAGGCTAATCCGTCTCTTGGTCACTTAATCAATGAGCAAGATTTAGAGGATTCATTTAATCGCAACTCGCCGGATGTATTCGAAACCGAAAGTTTGTGCAGATGGCGGGCGGCTTTGGACAGTCCGTTCAACGTCGAGGCGTTTGATAACGGTTTGGACACTACCCTTGTAATGGACCCAACCTTGCCTACTTGGATGGGCCTAGACCTTACATTTAACCGAACCGAGGCTTATCTTGTATCAGCTCAAGAGCATCCAGACGGATTACGCGTATTCCTACATCGTTGGGTCAAAGACAACGCTATCGGCGAGCGTGAATTAGCCTCGGAGATTGCAGTTTTGGCTAGACAGTACAAAGCTCGACAGATTGCCTACGATCCAGCGACGGCAGGGTTCGTTGCACCTCATTTACAAAAGGCCGGTATTCGTATGCAGGAAAACGGTTGGGGATCAGCCTATTTCGCCACACTATGCGACGTGACTGCATCCGCGATGAACTCTGAACGTCTAATCCATGCAGGTCAATCCGAACTTCGAGACCACTTGATCGCTTGTGCAAGGCGTCCGGCTTCCGATGGTGGTTGGCGGATTGCTCGTCGAGCTAGTCAGAGTCCAATCTCAGCTGCCGTCGCATTGGTCCTAGCAGTTGGACACGCGGAAGCACCTCGGACACAAATTGTCTCCCATGTTGGGTAAAATAAAATCGATACCGGTGGGATCTTGGCCCTACCGGTATTTTTATGTAACGACTCGCAACACTTCGTATCATTATTTGCACTCTAGCGATTTACTTGTTGCAATAAGGTTGTGGGATTTTTTAACGCAACACGTTTAATCAACCCGGAACCTGCGGCGCGTGAACTACAAGTAACCTCGTCGGCAGGTTTCACCCGCGAACTCGAAAACTTGTTTTCATTCCCGGGCCAGTTGCCAAATCTGCGTTATGTAACGCGTGAGCAGGCTATGACGGTCCCGGCTATTGCCCGAAGCCGCAACATCTTATCCGGCTCAATCGGTACTATTCCGATGGAGTCCTATAACAAGCTAACTGGCGCAAGGATTACTAATCGCACCTTAATCGTCCAGCCTGATCCAGCTTTACCGCGTGTCAACACGATCACATGGCTAGTGGACGATTTGATCTTTTACGGTCGTGGGTATTTACAAGTCCTAGACGTATCGCCAGAGGATGGACGACCATTCCGCGCTCGTCGTATTGATCCACGCCGCGTTCAAGCCACAATCGACTCATCTGGCACACTTATCACCGGTTATCAGGTCGACTCCAAAAACGTGCCGTCCTCGGGCTTAAACAGTCTTATAGTTTTCAATGCGATCGATGAGGGCGTGTTAGCTCGGGGCGGCATGACTATCTCCAGTGCAATTGCATTAGAGCAGGCCGCATACAACATGGCATCCGAGCCGGTTCCTCAAATGGTTTTGATGAATGAGGGCATGAACCTACCGTCCGATCAGGTTTCGGCAGTAATGGACACATTCCGCCGCGCAAGGCGTGAACGCTCAACGGCATACATTGAGGGACCGATTAAGCTTGAAGTAGTCGGCATGGATTCAGCTCAAATGCAGCTTGTGGAAGCTCGTCAACACTTATCAAGTGAGATCGCTCGACTTATGGGCATCCCTGCACGGTACTTGAACGCTGAAAGCTCATCGGCGACATACTCGAACGTGGTATCCGAACGTCGTAGCCTTGTGGATTTTGGTCTGCGAAATTATTTGACGGTTATAGAGGATCGTCTATCGATGGACGACGTTACACCTCGAAATCAAATTGTCCGATTTGATCTTGATGATTTCCTACGAGGCAACGCCGCCGAACGTGTCGAGATGTCGATCAAACTTTACGACTCTGGCATTATTACCCGCGATGAAGCTCGCGAGTTTGTTGACATTTCGCCAGCGGGAACTCAAGACTCAAACGACAACGGCACAACGCCGCCATCACAAACGGAAGTGACCCCAATAGCATGAGACTAGATTTCAGCACATCTATTACAGCCGCCGACGCTAAGACTCGGACCATTTTTGGCCAGATCGTTCCGTTTGGTCAGGTCGGATCAACAAGTTTAGGTCCCGTTATTTTTGAAGCCGGGTCCCTGCACATTGGCGACAATGTAAAAGTTTTACTCGAACATGATGGACGCCGTCCGGTTGGCAAGTTAGTAAGCACTAGCGCGAACCCGTCTGGCATTATGGGCGAAATGAAAATCTCACAAACCACCGCGGGATCCGATGTATTAGTGGAAGCCGCCGACGGCCTACGCGACGGCATTTCCGTAGGTGCAAACATAATCGAGCACACAGTCAAAGACGGAAACATTGTCGTCACGTCTGCCGAGCTCGTTGAAGTCTCCCTTGTCACATCCCCGGCTTTTGCCAGTGCCAAGGTAACACAAGTCGCGGCATCCGCCGACGATGAAACCGAAACGATCGAGGAGATCGAAATGACTGAACAACCAATCGAGGTAATCGAGGAAGTTGCCGAAGTTGAGGCATCAAAGATCGAAGCCTCGACATTCGGTTCACCAATCTTTACCCAACCCCGCGAATTGCCAGCATTAACCGCTGGACAGTACGCTCACAAAATGCTATCCGCACAGCGCGGAAACCGCGAAGCGATTGACTTTGTTACCGCCGCCGGTGAAGCAACAACAACCGACAACGCCGGACTAATTCCTGTCCCGTACTTGCGCGAGGTTATCGGCGTAGTCGATTCATCCCGCCCATTCATTGACTCGATCGAAAGACGTGCGCTTCCTGCGGCTGGCATGAGTTTTCGAATTCCACGTTGGCAGGTACTACCAACCGTCGCAGAGACCGACGAATTGGCAACACCATCCGACACAATGACCGAGATCGATGATCTTGTAGTTGATGTAGTTAAGTTTGCAGGCCAACAGCGCGTATCGATCGAGCTTTTGGAACGCTCTGACCCGTCATACCTTGACGAGCTCTTGCGCGGACTTGCGGCATCATACGCCCAGCAAACCGATCTTTACGCATTTACCGAGGGCGTAGTAGGTTGTGGCGCATCAGGTGGAACAGGTTACGTCGCAGCAATCGCCGACGCCGTAGCAGATTCGGCCGCCGTTATGCGTTTTAACCCTAACCGTCTATTGGTTGGCGCGACTCAATACGCCGGACTATTGTCTGCCGTTGATGATGCAGATCGTCCACTATTCAACGCCGTTGGTCCAACAACTAACGCCGCTGGAACTAACATCATGTCCCGCGGCAACGTCATGGGTCTTGATCTAGTGGTCGATTACAACATTGGCGCAACGAATATCCTTGCCTACCCAAGTGCATATGCGGCGTTTTACGAAAGCGGAACCGCTCAGGTTCGCGTTAACGTAATTGACACCATGACCGTTGAAATTGCGGTATATGGTTTCGTTGCACTAGCCAACAAGTACCCAACAGCTATTCGCGCAATTACCGTTAGCTAGTTGACCCCGCGTGATGGGGGCCGTTTGGTCCTGATCGGCCCCCATCACACCCCAACTCGAAAGGAATAAAATGTCACTCATTGATCTAGAGGATTTCAAAGCCGTCCTCGGTGTAGGCGACATTTATCCAGACGAAACCCTTGAGGGCGTCATGGAGTCCGCTGAGTTAGTCTTAAAATCATTCCTAAATTTTCATAACGCATCAATTATTGGCGTTGATATAACCAATAACTTGGCTCGGTTTTATACGCGTACAGCTCACGAATACAGCGTCGGCCAGCAAGTAACAATCGATCGAGTCGGCGCACCGTTTAACGGAACCCACACGATTACAAGAGTTTTTTCAAATCAATTTCAAGCAACGATTACCCATGCAGACGTGACCTACCGAGTCAATAAGCCGGACGGTAATTGCATCCTTGAGGGCCAAGAGACTTATTACGACGATATTCCACAAATCCGCGAGGCAGCGTTAATGATTGCCGTCGACTTGTGGAACGCTCGCCAGAGCGCACAGGGCATCGCTAACGATGCAACATTCGCCCCGGGTATTCCTTATCGAATGGGTCGTAGTCTCGTCTCACGCGTTGCAGGGCTTATTTCGGGCTATCGTGACCCTAGTAGCATGGTCGGATAATGTCAGACATCACAGATGCTCGCACGGCTATAAAAACAGCCTTAGAGGCAACCGGATACATCGTTTATAGCTACCCGGCTGAAAATATGTCAACTCCTTGCATAGTGCTTGTACCGGGATCGCCATACATTGAGATTAAAAGCATTGGCAGCTCACCTCGCTTAGGTGGAAATTTTGACGTGACCTTATGCGTTGCCGCCAATGATAACCAAGCCGCGTTAGTTAACCTTGAAACCATGATCGAGACGGTATTATCGAACCTACCGTCTGGCATTGGTATCGGGGACTTTACGCAACCAAAAATCGTGCAAGTCGGACCAACTGACTTGTTAACAACCGACATCACCATCGATGTCACTATATAAGGAGCCGAAATGGCATTAGAGTATGTAACCGGGCGGGACCTCTCGCTCACCATTGATGGTGACGTATATAACGACGTCGCAGCATCAGTGACTTTGACAGTTGTACCAAATCAGCAAGTATTGGAAACTCTTGCAGGTCGCGCGTACAAGACAATCGATTACACCGCAACCCTAGACGTTGAGCTATACCAGGACTGGGGCAGCACCACACCAGCCTCGGTTTGTGAAGCGGGTTCAGTTTCGATGCCAACGGCAGCGTATTTACCGGAGAGGTCTTCCCGACATTCCCAACATCCGGCGGCGCAGCAACCGACGCTCTTACTACATCGATCTCATTCGTTGTAGTCGATGGCGCAGTTTCCCGAGCATAGTAAAAAGGATCAGGACCAATGAAAATACAAATAAAAATCAATCACCAAAAAAATGGCGAGTTAACTCTCGTTACACTACCGGCGGACCTTATGAAATGGGAACGCATGACTAAGTCGAAAATGACTGACCTTTATGAGGTCCGCCGCGTAGATGGTGAGGAAGTCGTCAAAGTTAATATGGGATTTGAGGACTTGATGGTGATGGCATGGAGCGTGTTAAATCGCTCCAAACAAACTGAGGAAAAGTTTGACGCTTGGGCCGATGAGCTTGATGAGATTGAGTTAGTTGGTATCGACGAGACAAACCCCACCCAAACGGCAGCATCGGACGAACCATTGCCGATCTTGCCGTCGCAGGAATAGTTACAATCCCGATCGAGCAACTCGACTGGGAAATACTGGAAACGATCCAAGATTTAAGGATCGAGTCAATGAAAAGGAGTTAGGCGTGGCAGATTACAGCGGCGGCGAGTTCCTTGACCAGTTAGAGTTTCGACGATTATTGGACTCTCTAGGCAGTTTTGAAAAAGCGGCTAACCGTGACATGAGGCGAGAGGCTGAATACATTGCCGATTCAATTATGGTTCCAGCAATTAAATCTGCCATTAGCAGTCATGCTCCGGGTTATGCCAAAAATCTAAATAGTTCAATCAGGACCAAACAAGATCGTGTGCCATCCGTAAGGATTGGTAACTCAAACAAATACAGCTCGAGAGGTACAGTTACAAACCCAAGAGCAAATACGGGACGTGGCGTTTATTCCGGCGGTGCGACTACTAACATGATTCGATTTGG